GTTAATTTTGCATTAAAGCAAAATTAAAGGAACAATAAGGTAATACAAGTCTAATTTTTAATTTTAAAATAAAATGGTTGTTGAATGGGGTACGATTATACTAAGTGCTATAGTCTCTTTATTATCTGCAGGAGGAATTGGATGAATTGTAACTGCTAAAGAAGACAAAAAGGCTAAGGACTTAGAAAACAAGAAAAAAGAAATTGAACTCGAAGAGTACAAAAAGGACGAGATCATAAAAGACTGAAAGGAAATCGCAGAAGAAAGAAAACATCGTGCAGAAGAACTTGCGCTTGAGGTAAAGGAATATAAAAAGCGCGAAGATGAAAGAGATGTACAGATTTCTGATTTAAAAGCACATTTAGACGAAAAGAATACTTATTGTGCTGTAGCTGAATTAATGCGCTGCGATGAAATTTCTTGTCCTAATAGAAGACCTCCTTTTGGAATGAGAGAAACAAAAGTAAAAGATAACTTTGAATAAAAATATGATAATATGCCAAAACTTGCCGGAATGCCAGAAAAATACTGGGGTAAATATAGAATTGATAAAGAAAATGATACAACAATTTACTCCGATGATGAACATGTTTATATAAATAAAAGTGATAATAGTAAATTTATTTCCGTAACAACTTTAATTCATAAATATACTCAAGAATTTGATGAAGAATTTTGATCAGCTTATAAAGCTTTAGAAATTCTTATGGATCCTGAAATCTTTAGTATTGTTAAAAGAACTCTTCTTACAACTAAAAAATTTAGTGAAAAATTTTTAACTAAATTTAAAATTGATAAGGATCTCTTCTATGAAAAACAGAATGAAATAAAACTTGACTACGAAAGAAAAAGAAATGAAAGCTGTGAAAGAGGAACTGCAATACATGCAATGTTTGAAAACTCTTTCTATAATAGAACAGACTTTAATTTTGATAAATATGGTTTTGCTGATTTAGCTGGAACCTTCGATTGTAAGAAAGACTATTATCGACTAGATCTTGAAAATGGAGTATACCCAGAATTTTTAATTTCTTTAACGTCAAGGGATGGAATACTTAAAGTAGCTGGACAGATTGATCTTTTAGTTAAAAAAGGAAATGATATCTGAATCATAGACTGGAAAACAAATAAGAAAATCGAGAAGACTAGTTACTATAATAAAACAACACATCAGCATACTATGATGAAGTATCCTTTAAATAATCTTATGGATACGAACTTTTGACATTACTCTTTACAACTTTCTACTTATGCTTATCTTTTACAGCAAATAAATCCAGAATTTAATATCAGAGGCCTAAAACTAGTTCATATAGACCACGACAATGTACAACATGAATATGATGTTGAATATCTAAAAGACGATGTAGAGAGAATGTTAAAGCATTTTAAAAAGAAATTAAAAGTTGAACAGGAATACGAGAAACTAAAACCAGTAATTTCTTAATATGACTGCTGATGAGAGACTTAAAATATGTGAAAACTGTCCACTATGAGAAGTAACAGACTATGGTCCTGTTTGCAGTAAAAAGAAATACATAAATAGTGAGCAGAAAACATCCCTACTTAAAAAAGACGGATATGTCAAAGGATGTGGATGTAAATTACTTTTTAAGACTAAGAACCCAAAAGAACATTGCATTGTAGGCTTATGATAAAGAACATTTTTATAGGATGGTTCAATAAACTCTTTAAAAAGAATAATGAACTATATGAAAAACGAATTGCAATATGTAATCAATGTGATTCTAAATTGCAATTAACACCAAAAGAATCTATATGTAAAGAATGTGGTTGTGTTCTTAGTGCAAAATGTAGAGTGAAAGATGAACGATGTGTTTTAAACAAGTGATAATATGAATAATGTAGCTAAAACAATAATTGAAAAAAATACGAAGAATATAAATACAAAAGATGTTGCAATAGTACCTTGTAATACTAGTGTGGTTGTAGATTTCTATGAAGAAAATCCATATAGAGCAATTGAAACTACCGAATCAGGTTTAATTCTTGGAATCGAAGGTGGAAAGAGATATAAATCAACTGAAACTGGAGAAATGGAAGATTCTGAAGAATACATAGCCTGTGCTAAAGTAATTGCAGTCGGACCAGCATGTAGAAATGTAAAAGTTGGAGAAGATGTTTTTGCAGTAAAACATTTAGCTACCCCACTTCCATACAGAAAGAAGGGTTATAGAGTACTAAGTGAAGAAAATATAATATGTAGAATAATTGAAAATGATTAGTGAAGATTTAAAAACATTTTACAATCCGGGGGATACTGTAAAAGTTAGACACAAGAACTTAGAGAATGTTCCAGTTATGTATGTCTTAGAAAAAGTTACTAGGTCTATTTCTAATAAAGAGTCTGGTTCTTATGAGACAGTATTCGTTGGAATTAAATGCAGATGGTTTGATAAAAATAGTTGTTTAAGAGAAGCTATTTTCTCAACCAAAGACTTAATACACGTTGACTAACAATGACTAATATTGAAGAAATGGCAGTAAAAACGTTCAGTATTGTTCCAGAAGCATACCAACAAGTTTTCATAAAAAATGGAGCAGATTTCCCAGATGAACTTGTTAGTGCAATCAAACAAGATCCTGAGCAAGCTGCACAGTTACTTGAAAACGACAAACAATTAAAAAGTGCAGTAGTACAAATCTTTAAATCAAATAAAGAATCTATCTTACAAGCTGCACAGCAAGCTCAGAATCCCTCTAGTATGAAAAATGGGGGTAAGATTCTTGGAGTTATAAAGTTTCAACTTGGCGGAAAATACAGTGTTAAGAACGGTTCTTTTTCTGCAGAAACTAAAGCTCCTGGGGACACTTTAAGAACTAAAGTGTATCCTTACAGTACTGTGGAAATGCAGACATATCCTAATGGAAATGTAAGATATACGAAGTTAACTCGTTCTGATACTTATCATTTCTGGAGTCCTAATTCAAAACCAAACTTCTTACAGAGACTTTGGTATGGAAACAGAACTGTTCCTACAGACGAAGCGCAGAACTGGGAACAAATTATTAAAAACCATCCGGAAGATCCAAGAAATATTCAGAATAATATTAACTATTTAAATAATTTAAACGCAGTTACAGATAAATTAAATAAAGTTGGAGGAATCCAAAAATAATATCTAACTATGAATTTTTTTATATTTAATAGTGCAGATAATACTTTAGAAATAGATGAATATAGTATTTTACTAGTGAAAGAGTTTAAAGATCTATGAGATGTATCTCGAAATAAATGCAAAGAAGATAAAACTGGAAAATTAAGACTAAGGGCCAAAAAGGAAATAACTTATATTTATTTGGCCCTTGATTTTAAATCTCCTTACTTTCAATATAAAGAAGCTGATAAACATATGGCAGCTATGGCTGATTCTGAATTAACGGAAGATATGCTTAAAGACGAAGTCTTTTTGGCAGCTTTTAGAAAATATAAAGAAATTCAGGATTCAGACCCGATTCTTTCACTAATTAAAACTGCATATAATACATTATTTAAGCTTCAAGTTTTCTTGGACAATATCGACTTCGAAGAAGATAAAGATAATGAGGGAAGACTTTTATATAAGCCAAAAGAGATATTTGATAGCATCTCTAGTATAGCAATCATGCGCACAAAACTGCAAGAACTAGAAATAACACACAAGAAGAATCTTGCAGCTGCAAATAAAGTGCGTGGTGATTCTGAACTAGGTTTTATGGATCAGTAGTATGCCTAGAAAGTTACCTAGAATGGAAACTCCGATCGAAGCAGCAAAGAATGCCGAGAAGAGAATCTCTTTTAGTGAACGCTGAGAAGAAGAACTTAAACAAAAACTTTTTGAAGAAGAAAATTCAACTGAAGAACAGATTGAAGAAATTCTTGAATCTAAAACTACTGTTCACCATAAGAGACCTAATGAATTATGAGATGTTCCTATTACAGAAGAAATTCAATATTTTGACCCAGAGTTATCTTATGAGCTAACGGGGTATCGTCCAATTAATATGGAACAAGGGCTCGATTTTGATCCTACTCCATTTAGAGAAAGAGCCGCTATATTTGAGAGGGTAGGTTCATACACAGAATATCCAAAAGGATGTAAGCCATATAATGATTTCTGGAAAGAAGAATACAGACGTTGTCAAGAAGGTTACACTGTTGGTAAATATAGAATAACTGGAGATCATTATTTCTTCTTAAACTATTATAGAATGTCTGTAGTAAAAGAAGGAGTTACTGCTGGTTCTGGTCGTGAAGACAGCTTTCCCGGCTTTCTATCTAAACAGTATGAATTTTTCCACTACGTTGAAATGGCAGAAAAACTTCATAAAGATGTTTGTATATTAAAAGCCCGTGGTATTGGTCTTTCCGAGATAGTAGCAAGTCTTTCCGTAAGACCCTACACTACCAACAGAAATTATAATGTTTTACTAACATGTGCAGCAGAAGCTAAGTTAACACCTTTACAGAGAAAATGTTGATATCAGCTTGACTGATTAAACATGAATACAAATGGAGGCATGAGGCACCTTAGACAAAAAGTCAACAATGCTTTTACAAAGAGAGCTTCACTTTTAACTCCGGATGGAGTCGAGTACGGCTGAATGTCACAAATTTCTTCAGTTGTTGCAGATACTTCAGACAAGATCAGAGGTGATCGTCTTGATAGACTAATTTATGAAGAGGCCGGATCTAACAGCGTTCTAACAGAAAGCTGAATCAAAGGTGACGCTCTTGTAGCGCTTGGTGGTTACCACTTTGGAACTAGAATAGCTCTTGGAACTGGTTGCAGCAGAAGCTAAGTTAACACCTTTACAGAGAAAATGTTGATATCAGCTTGACTGATTAAACATGAATACAAATGGAGGCATGAGGCACCTTAGACAAAAAGTCAAC